CTTCAGCAGCTTCAAACAAAGCAGCTACGATGTTGGTAGCAGAAGTGTAGTTAGCTTTAGAAATCTGAAGACCAGACTTGCCAGTACCAGTGATAGTCTCAGCACCACGGGCAGCGTTAACTACCATGCGTAGAGCGTTCTTATCGAAGGCATTAGCCAATGCATTACCTAACTCAGAAGTGTAGGTAGCACGAACATCGTAGTGGTTTTTGGCTTCCAAAATATTGGAGATGAAGGCAGGTGCTACTAACAAATCATCAACAGCGATAACTTTCTCAGCATGCTTTACAGAACCGCCTAAGATTTCTTCACCAACAGAATGGTAAGCTGCAGAAGCAGTACCCATTACAGGGAAAGAAGCAGACTTGCCGTTAGAGATGGTGCGTACTTGATGTAAGCCCATCATGATGTTCTTTTCTTCGAACTGAGTGATTACTTCACCAGCGAATAATTTTAGAAATAGCGCATCAGTTGCGCCAGCGCCATTGACTTGGCCTAATTGTGATACAGTTGCATTACTCATTTTAAATATTTCCTTAAAGAGGATTGAAGTTTCAAGTTGGTTTGTTTCCTTGAGGCTTCAGCACTCAATAACTGCCCACAGCGTTGTCCTCCTCGGAGGCGCAGTTTCTTTGTCATTAATAGCTTGGGGCTTTGGGGAGGTTGGCCCCCTAGAGGGCCGTGTGTTGTTTACAGAATTGAGGAGTTTGAAAGTTTGTTCTGGACACTTTGACGGAATGCTGAATCCTTCGCATAGCGAGGGTCTCTCATTGCTTCCGTAAGCTGTGCCACACTGTCAAAGCGGCCACCTGCATTTGCAGCAGTAGTGTCACCACTAATTAATTTAGGGTCACTACCGTTAGCGGCTGTGTAACGTGCTTTCAAACCATGAACAGACATCTGAATCTGGTCAGTGTTACCGCTGTTCATGGTTGTGTTGTAGGCATCTACTTCACCAGCGTTCAGGTTCGTACTTGCCCATTCCATCATTGTGGTATAAGTCTCTTTACCACCTACCCTACCGAACATTCAAGTCCGCATTGAGGTAGCAAGTTCTTCTTGACCAGCGATGTATGAGTCTACGACTTCACGCGGAATTCCTGACTTAGCCAGTGATTCATAGGTGTCATCAGTTAGACCTTGATTTGCTTGGTACTCCGTTTGGAGAGCGTCAAAGTCTAGGCCTGCATTCTCGGCTACTTCCGATGCTTCACTGGTTGGAATCTCTGTCTCAGGGACTGCAGGTGTATCTGCACTGTCTCCACTGGACATCTTCTTTTCCAATGCTGCATAGGAGTTGGCGAGGTCTTCAGGTGTCTTGAACTTTTCTGGTAACCATTCAGGCCTTTCCGCCACAGTGGCTTCTAGGTTCTCCTGCACAGGTGGTGTTTGAGCATTGTCCGCCTTGGCCACCATCGCATCAATGTGCTCTTGTGACTCAGGTTGTGGCTGTTGCTTAATTTCTACTGTTTCTACCATTACTGTTCTTCATTTCCTTGGGGTTGTTGTTGTGCCATCATTTGTTCTTTCACAGCATCGAATGCTTGAGGCGCTAATTGCTGCCCTGTTTGTTGCATCTGTTGCTGTTGAGTTTCTTGCTGGATTTCTTCGTCAGTCTTAATTAAGCCCTTCATATCAATACCTAGTGATGTACCAACACGGGAGATATAGTCTCCTACGTTCATGTACTTCATAAGTGTTTCAGGACCTAGCTGGCTAAGTTGTTCCAACATGGCTGCTAGTTTGTTTAAATCATGCCCACGACCAAGTGCTTCAAGGCCAGTGGTGATTGTTGGAGATACGATACCTTTAGGTAGAGAAGGAACTTTGCGTTGCTTCTGCATCTGTAAAAGTAAACGGTTCACTAAAGGAAGCTGGAATTCTTGAGACAAGATTGAATAGATACCACCAAGGGCATCTTCAAGTTCTCCTGCCATGTAACGAATTTCTTCAGCTGTTACACGTTCAGCATTGCGCTGTACCGATGAGTTCATCAAGAAGGCGTAAGCTAAACGCTCTTTGATTTCCTGTGCAGTTTGGAAGGCAATCTGGAAGTCGCCCTGCTTTTGCACTTGAAGTGTACTTACGTCAGCTGCATCACCTTCACGGATTGCTCCATTGGGTGCTTCGGCTAAGACACGCGCACGGGTTGTACCATTTGGTCGGACTAAGAATAGAACTTTGGCTGATGCCGCAGAACCTTCAACGATGGCTTGTGTCAGAGTTTCAAGGGACTTCAAGTCACCTAAGTATTCTTCAACATAACCACGACCCCACGATTCACCGTCAATACGGGAGAGGCGCAAAGGAATCCAAGGTGTCTTATCTAATGGGTATGTGCCTTCAGAGTCAGGAACAATTTGTCCTTTAAGCTCTTGGCTCACCTTCCATTTCTTTCCCTCACGGATTACGCGAGTGTAAAGTTCTACAGAGTCATAGCCGAAGCCATCTTCTTTGGTAGGGTCAATGTCACACATCGCCTGTAGTTCAGGGGATAGCGTTTCAGGTGAGACATCTTCTTTGGTAATCAACTCCAACGCATTACCCATAGGGTCACGTTTGATTACATATCTGTCCATATGGAACACACGCATACCACCCTCAGTTTCGGGTAGATATAGCAATACATTACCAGCTACCAGTAGATGCTTAAGAGCTTCAAAGGTAGCAATACGTACAGAGCTTGATTCAATCTCAGACATCACTGCACGTTCAATGGAGGACAAGGCTTCTTCCACTTCTGCCCTAGCACCCTCTTGTTGGGTGAGTTCCTGTAACTTAAAGTCATCCACAGTTAAGCGGAAGAACGGTGAGTTAGGTGGGACCAATGCTAGTAGTAATTTGGAGGCGAGGTTATTTACACCACGCGCACCAATGCCTTGGAAGGGCGTATCAAATTTACTACTGGCACTGTGTCCTGAATCAGGAACTAGAGTTGGGAGAGTTAACTTACTGCACTCTCTGGCTCTCGTAAGGAAAGGGTTTCGCTCTGTCTCCAACTTTTCATATCGTTGGCGAATAGAGGTCATAGTGTCCTACTTTGTTGGGATGTTAGTACCCGTTGAAGATGTGCCACCAACAGTACGCTCAATGCGTAGTGAGCTAGTGCCTTTCTTCTTACGGTTGTATTGGCCACGTTGACTATCAGCTTTACCATATTCCCCAATCTTTGGGGCTTCTGGAGCTAGGTCAGCTGGTGGTGGTGCAGGTGGTGTTGCTTTTGGTGGTGTAGCAAAACACATATATTAATGCTCCATTTGTTCAGTTTCATTCTGGGCTTCATACTGCATCCTTAACAGACGGACAACATGTACAGCACCAACATGGTGGAATATTTCACGTTCACTATCAGCTAGACTAGGAACGCTATCGGGGATTATTTCTTCTAGACGCTCAACGAGTTCTAAAGGAATAAAGGGGAAATCAGGAATGTTCATTTGTTGTGACCCTTCTTATG